TTTTTTGATAGCCATAAAACAAACCATACCCAAAGCCCCAGCATCGCAAGATACTGAGGCGAACGTGAGCAGAGGGAAGAACCGGTAGTGGCAGGGAAAAATTCGCTCCTTGTGAGCTAAAAGCCCTGCTCTATGCGGCCCTTCCATAAACACGCCTTGATGCGATATGGAGAGACAATATAGCTATTGCCGCTAAAAATGAGTGCGTCTAAAGGGAACCTGCTAGAGGGACGGGTGGGATCGAAGTTAATCACTCTTCAACCCTTCCATGGTCCGTACTACAACAGGGTGGTGGGTAGCCACTGGGAACCCTCTCTTAAAGCCCCTGCCTGGATAGCGAAACCAGACCTGGAGTATCAGAGACCAAAGCATCGTCATAAAGACAAAACTCTTTCGTTAATGGGTCTTTCTAAAGACAAGTAGGAGAACACTCATACCTATTTCCTATGATGACATTAGCCATCCTGGGACCTCAAAACCTTCAGCTGCGGAGACGGGAAGGAAATGAAGATAGAAACTTGTGCCTGCAGCGCCGGTCCAACTGCAGTGTCTGCGACACGCAGCTGGGACCAGGGCTGAAGGAACAAGGTGCCCAAAGTCTCAGTGCTGACTCTCTGTGTTTCAAGCCACTTCTTGACATGAACAAAAGGTATATCAAGAGAGACCTGGGAGGTTGAGCCAGCATGCATGAAGACATGTGGGCAGAGAAGTTTGGAATTGTGGGACTTCTCATGGGAATTTTTTGCCGCGAGTGGCACCAAACCCGGCACAAAATACGCAATCAGAATGCCAGCCTGAAAAGGCTGACTCTGCAATTGGAAATGAATGCGCATGGCGGGTGTGCCCTCCGCGGGACGCCAGAAGAGGAACGACTCAAAGGCCCTTTTAAGAGCGTTCCCTTTGATCATGCCATACGGCAACTCGAATTGGTGAGCGATTGCCTCATGAGACTGAGTTGTCGTCCACTCGAAAGTTCCGAAAAACTGTCTTCTCTCGAGTATCGAAGTGTACAGCAGCTGAATCTCTGGCATGACATCTTCTCCTGAGTGTCCAGCAATGGGGCGATCCACAATCGCTGTGGCATCAGAACCAACAACTGAAATGCCATGCTCAGGAATTTTCGCCTCGTCAACAGCCTCTTCCTCACCCACTTGTGGAACATTGTGGATGGTGACATAGCTGCCTTGATGCTCAAAACTGAGATCAGTTGAGCAGAAGTCGCATAACGACTCTCGAGGCGTGTAGAGACTGAGAGCCTTACACTTTGTGCAAAGAGGTGTCAGTCTTTTGTACTCCTTCCAGGTGATATCACCGCTGCGGACCTTATTATAAAGATCCTGCCGCCCGGAGTAGTCTTCAACTGACAACCTCTCACCGCCTTGTGGCACATTGTGCATTGCAAGCGCCTCTTCAGGTTGCTCGGCGAGACGAAATGGGGGTGGGTTTTCTCCAAGAATGACCTCAATCTCGGGGACCTTGAAAAGGAACCCCATAGTGAAATCGTCTCCAGCTCCAGCAAAAACTCCAGCCTTGGAGTCACCAAGACCTGTTTGTCGCCCGTAGATAAAACCAGAGCTAGCAGTAGCCTGATAAATATCATTAGCAACAAAAGGCACATACAGCACATGGAATTGGCTGTTGAACGGCAGCTTCATCTGTTGGACTCCTTTTCCAACTGGGCTCACCACAAAGGGCGAACAACCAGTGTACTGATACGATGTGTTGGTGGTGGAGCCAAACGCTGATCTCTTGAACTTCTGGGTCGAAATTGAAGCATCCGAACAAAACGAAAACTCAATATCACCACCAGAGAAATTTGTCCAGATTTGAGATCCTTTCCAGAACCTGAAGAGCTTGCTGAGGTAACGCATGTGGCCACCATTGCCTTGAGAGGACACTCCAGTGCTTGTGAAGAGCATAGCCGCATTTAGGACTATGTCATCAGCAAGAGACCAATAGATTGGACTCTGTCTTTTGCAGATCTCTCCAAGGTCCGTGATCGAGGTGTCCTTCATGGTTGGAGATGCGGAATACTCAGCAATGCCATCAGTAACAGGAACCTCAGAGTTCACCGACACTGGTGCCGCAGATGCAATGAGACTCGCCTTCTCAACTTCTGACTTCTCTTCACCCACCTGTGGCACATTGACGACCCTTATGGGAGGGTCAAGAGTGCCTATGTAATCTGGATCGCTCATGGGCACAGGAACAGTGTGCGACGTAGTGAACGGGTCGACATCTCGAATGCGCGAATCGATCTCTTTCACGAATGACATCGTAACGTTCTTGCATCGGAAGAAAATGAAATATTCAATCTCTGGGGACACAGTCTCTGGTGCTTGCAAAGTATTCACAACACGGAGAGAGAACTGGCCCATTGATCTGAGCCAGTACTCTGGGGACCCATAGGTCCCGGCCGTGAGAGTGGGAACTTTCAATTGCTCTGTACGCGCTTGGAACGGTATGTAGATTGAATGCGACGGATTTGCTTCAGAAAAGTCGCAAACAGATCCATATTGACCAAGTGCATCCTCGATGTTCGTCACATCCGTAGAAAGCCCACCGACGTGAGTGCACAAGGCCAAACGAATGGTGTGAAACTTCGACAGAGCCAATGTCACTGTTATCTCGAAATCACACCTCCAATACTGGAAGAGCGAAGAAATGTACCCTTGCAGTGTTGGGTGAAACTTCACAGGTTGAGCAGTCATCTCCATCCAAATGGGATTTGGAACGAGATTGACCACAGAAATATCTTGCACTGCTTGTGTGTCAAAAAAGCCTCTCTGGACGAGTTGGTTTCGGCCAAAAAGATACTCAATGGAAGTTTCAGATTGAGTGGTTCCATAATCCTGGGGGGTGGCAACTGCCTTCCGAGCAGGATGGTCGTCCATGACTTGAGCCTGGGTTGCACCAGCAGCAAAACTGCAAATCTCAGGTGCAGCCTGTTCAACGACGCGAATATGATCAACGCCGTGATTTGGCTTGTCACGGGTCCCGCTGACGCCAGGGATGTTGGCTTTGAAGTCCACAGCTCCATTCGCAGATTTTGAGTATGCGAGTCCCTGTGGCACATTCTTCCACTCAGTGGTGAGAATCTTTCCAAGACGCTGCTCGTCAATAATTGGCTTTCCATCGTCATCGACTGAGAAAAAGGTAGCCACAAGAGACTTGACTCGCTGGTCCTCCAGAGATGCATTGTTGTAAGCCTCAAGCCCAACACTCTCAAACACAAGCTGAGAAAATGGTTCCATCAGCTCCATGTGCTCGTGAACAGGTTTGCTGGGTTTTTTGTAGTACCTCGTCTCCATGTCACTCCATGTCACAAGCGGCTGCGTGATGTTTCTCTCAATGAGAAGCGCAGAAAGGCGACGTCGGAGTGTCTCAAATTCGGGGCGACCATACGCCCACATCTCCTCCAGGGCACAATTACACTTCATGTAAATGGCAGTGTTTGGAGGCAAGGTGTTTGAGATCCATGCCAGAGAATCGAGAATGTCCTCCTTGGGTCGCGCGTGGAACCGCATTCCACCACGAACCACAGTTTTTCCGCCCAAAAAGGGCAGATCCTCCAGAGGTTCCAACTCAGGTGGATTGTCAATTGTCTTGATGGCATAGGTGTATTGCACGCCTCTCTCCTCCATGGATTTCTTCATGCTGTAGAAATTGAACCACTGGTATGGGGACGCCACAATGTGATCGTCTCCAAGAGAACTGTAGTCAATGGAGCGCCAGAAATTCATGTCAGTGCCCAGTGTGGAGGCCCCTGCCGCCTTGGCAGAGTCTTTGAATCCAAGCCGAATGAGAAAAGAAACCAAGAAAAAATTCAGGAGTGCAGTTGTGCCAAGCAAACCAGAAGGATTGGTGCCATTCTTGTCACGGAAAACAACATCATAAAATATGAGTTGAGCCTCAACAGCATTGCGCAAGAGATCGCGCCTGTCAATTTGATCTTGCTCCTCATCGTCATACAGTCTATTGATTGCCTCTGCCAAAGCATCTGCAAACTCAACTGTGAAATATGACTCGAATTTCTTGAAATCTCCAGCAAATCCCACGGCAGACTTTTGTTTAAGCCGTCCAATGAGATCATGCCACTGAGTAGATCCAACATCGATGCCAAGGGCCGAGTGGCCGGAATCAGCAAGTGATATGATGATGGCAATGAGATGTTTAACCAGCTGTCCGAGCTGAAGTTGGTGAGTAAGAGGAGTACCAACAACAACACGAGTTTTCACCTGGTCGTCAGGTCGTTCAGGAGTAGGATCCTGAGTTTTCTCGATGGGCCGCAGCTCATCCTTGAGAAAGCACTGCCCAAATGTTGGGTTCTTGCCCTCTCTTCGATCCTTCTCATCTCTTGCCAAATGCTCGAGGAGTTCCTCAGTAGGCACGAGCTTGTCTTCCGCAGTAATACTGAAGAATGATAACTTGCCGGGGAAGCCGACTCGAGTGGCACAGTTCAGAGGATATCCAGCACTAGTCCTGCGAACAATGGGAGGAACTCCCAGTTCCTCAGAACCATTGATAGCCTCATCCAAAGTGAGCTTCCTTAAGCCTCTGCAATGTGGCTTGAGCATGTCGACAAAATAGTCTACATGATCTTTCAGCTCCTCTGGTGTGTACTTCACCTTGTTGGCGTGCCCACGAGCATGCTCTTTCATCATCAGGTCTCTTGGACCCAAAGTGGATCGTGGATCATTCAGAGCACCAAGGTATGCTGGCGCCCTTTTTGTCTTGAACGGAAGACCACTCTTGATGAATCGAGTGCGAGCTGGAGGGTTGTTTGGCAATGGGAGAGGTGACCCAATGAACTGGTCCATGGGAAGTCCAAAGGAGTCTGCGATCTCTGGCAGTTTCTCCTCAACGGACGAGAACACTTGAGGGATATTCACGGGGCCCTGACACATCAAAATGCCAGTACCTTCTGACTCAATGACTATTGGGCCAGCTCTCTTTTGCCTGTCCAGAACGTGCATAGACAAAATGCGTGCTCTTCCAGGGCTCACACCCACCAACATTGTGCCACAACTTCCAGCGTGAAGCGATCTGTAATGCAGAAAAGACTGCGCTGAGTACTGGGGCTGAAAGCCACTTTCCTCAGCTCGATCGCCTCCCCATGTGAGGAACTCAGTTGTGAGCCTCACACGGCGGATGGGAATGACATCATCCTTGTTGATCAGAAAATACTGATCAAATCCCTTTTTGATCTCCTCCATTGTTGCCAAATGGCCATCTCGGAGTTTCTTCTGTTGGTAAGCTTTTGGGATTGGGAACATGGAAATGTCACGATACATCTGCCCTTTGGGGTGCTGAATTGTGTAGCACTGCAAATCACTTGCCTTGAACTTGAGAGAGAAGTGATGTTTGCCCTTGACAAGAATCTCTGTGCCATCAAATATCATCTGATCATCTGTGGCTGAGATGTTGTAGAAGTGCCGAGGAGCAATAAGCCACTCGCCATTCACAATGCCATACATAGAATATGTGGCAGCATTCGAATCTTGTCTCTCAATGCGGACACTGTGATCACCGAACTTGTTCACAAGAAAATTTGTCTGCAACTCGGATGGGGACATATCGTCCACAGAAATCTGCGGTCGGTGTGCCACACGAGTCAAATGACGCTGTTGTCGCTGAAGCTCCAGCAACTCATTCTTGTAGAACGACGAAAGTTGCGCCTCATTCACAGTCTCAGGCTCAATGGGTTCCTCATCATCTGAATCACCATCGGAAGCTGGGATATTGGCCCAGAGCATAGCAAGGGCAGAAGCCGATCCAATAAACCCAAGGATGGTGCCAAGCTTGCTGAAAGAAAATGGCAGACTCAGTTCTCGGATTTTGTTCACCATCCCCTCAAATTTGGAGTAGGTGGAAGGCTGTGGTTGCGGCTTCTTCACTGTGTACTCAAGCAGCGCAGAAGGGCTCCACACGTGCGCAATTCTTTGGCTGAACGGAAGATTTCGATGCTCCATCTTGGCTATTTCAAAAGCCTCATCTTCATCAGCAATCAACGCACGCTCGAGAGCCACTTCGAGGTTGCCAGTGCCGAGAAAGCCATTCAAATCCAACCAAGCGACGAAATCATCATACAGCTTAAAGTTGAAATGGGCATCCTCAGGCGCGAGCTTCTTGTCCAGAGTTGAATTGAACTTCTCAAGGATCTGGTCGGGCTGCAAGTCGGAGTGCAAACGTTTCCATTGAAAATTCTTTTTGCATATCTTAGCTCCAGCTGTCCCGAGAAGAAGGCATCTTTGACAGGACGATTCGAGTGGACAGAAAAATCCACTCTCATGCTTGACTGGGTTTGAGACGGGGAATGGAATGTCAGATTCCGATTCAATACCTTGCGGGTCAAAATACTCAGTCTTTCCATCCTCATCGTCAGTTTCAGACTTCTCTTCCAAGGTCAAAGTGCCATCGCGCTTGCCCTGAGCCTCGTTGATCATCTCCAGGAATTGTCCATGGATGAGCTGAAGCTCTCGGTTGCGCAAAACAAACACATCAGTTGCGTGATCAACTTCATTGAGACTTCGATATTCAACGAAGTTCTCAAGCATGATCCTGGCTGCCAATACCATAATCTGCTTCACGGTGTAAGAGCGGCGTTTCCTCCAGTTGTGATCAGGCAGGTTCTCATAATGAACGAGTCTGATATGTGGGTACTCCGCTTTCTCATGTAATGGCAGTGCGTTCACTTTCGCGTAATCAACTTTACCATCGCGCGTTCTGAAGTTCGGATGAGTTTCCACTTCCAAATAACAGACCCTGCGGCCGAAAGCACGCCTTGCTGCTTTTGAGATCCAAGTTGCTGTGCGGAGAGAATAATTAGAATTGTATATATTTCCTCGAAGACCAGTTATGGTCATTCCTTTGTCCTCAACTCGCGCAGCAGTTGGTATGAAAGGGGCCCCAGACATAATTCTGAGGCTTTCAGCGACTCGTTCTTTGAAACTCTCAGTAACACCAGAAGCCTGCCAATCCTCATCAATGAGAACAGGCTGGCCAAAGTAACCATCCCAGTGGTTTGCATCAGTGTTTCTGTAGAAAGCACGCAATCCATTTGGAACATCTGGGCACATCGCTGCTGTAAGTGCATTGGTTACAACAGTTTTGCCGACACCAGGTTGTCCAAACAAGTAAAAACTCGCTGGCTTTGGACGACGACTGTTCAACACCTGGGACACGTTTGCTGTGTAAGCCTTCATGTCCTTCATCACCATATTGTATGCAAGACGCTCTGGTGAATCTTTTGAGAAGGCCTCCAACACCTTTGGTCCATTGATGTACAGCGCCCTGTAAATGCGCCCAAAGTCCTCAGCGAACCCAGGTCTCACCCAGGGCCTCGCATTTCCATCTGCGCCCTTGGCATCAACAACCATCTTTGCAGCAGTTTGCAGCATGGCAGAAAAGGTCACCCTGTGACCATTCAAATCCAAGGGAGTGTAGATGCCAGCTCCAATGAGATACTGTTGCAAAATTTCTGGAAACCATGATGCGCATGTCGACAGAGCCCTCACACCTCCCGCCATGATTTTGTTAATCTTCATAGCGTTAGAAACAAGGACAAATGGCGCGAAATCACGAACACTCGGCACCAGTGTAGAGAGAAGAATGGACGAAATCGCCAGTGAGCCCTTTAGGGCAGCCCCTTGCGGCACATGGGCCACTGAAACCGATTCAGCGCTCTGGGTTTTCCATTTCGAGAGCTGATCGAAGACAGTCTGCACAATAGCGACAATGGGTTGGGCAATCTTCAATCCAATCGTGCTCAACAGAGAGAACAATTCATAGATTGTTTCAAAGGTGGCCGAGAAAAACTGTTTGATGGCCAACGCACCAAGTAATAAGCCGACAGTGATATACGCTTTGTCGGTGAGATCCTTGCCGAACCAGGTTGTGAGACGATCTGAAAAATTGTTGAAAAAATTGACAACTGTTCCGATCAAATTCCCATGTCTGCTGAAAAATGCAGCCACGCTCTGCGCAGCCTGCACGGCATCTTTGAGGCCCTGTGGGGTGCAAATTCCATCCACTGAGCATGACTTAGCCAAGAGGCGGATAACCTCAGGTTCGGTGTACTCTCGCTCTTCAATAAGTCGAGCGATTTCCAACCTTTCTGGCAAAGAACACTCTAGCCTCAGATCTCTCCAGGAAATCTGCGATTCGAGGTATGAGGTCATGAACCTCATCCTCATATCCTGCATCAGCTGTGCATTTGCACGAAGATACTCAAACGCATTTGTGCGCACAGCATAATAGTTCCACATCATGTGGGCAGGAATCGCCAACTTCAAAGGAAGGTTGTAACAAATTGTGTGCATGAGGGCAGTCGGAATGTAGACAGCCTTAGAAAGGAGTGTCGGCTGAACGGCAAATTCCAATCCCACCAATGCTCCAAAGGCCACGGGTCCCAACTTCTTGAAGGGCTCTTCATACGTCCCAGCCCAGAATTGATTCTGGCCATACATATCCCACTCCAGTGGGTTAGCCTTCGCATTCTTTTTGCATGCACCGAAAATCTGCCCACCTATTGTCAATGGCGGGTCAGAAAGAGACAGCTGCTTAAGTGCTGTCTTGAAGAGGAAGGTGTCAGTTGACACCAACCCCATGTTTTCCGTCTCCAAAACGATGCTTCCTTGTGGGACGCACGCCTCGAAGGCGGTGGGTGTGGTTTTTTCAACAGCTCCACATGCTGATCCAACATTTAGGGACGTTGGGGACCGCAAAATAAATTGTTCCATGATAAAAAAGCCTGCAGTATTATATGTCGGACTGCAATCACTAACCATTTACCCTTTTTGGCTCGCAACTCACTTGGTTACCTTTCGGGGAGTCACATTCGCACATCTCCAAGGCAAAGTTAGCCGAACATACGTGCAAACCGGATGTATTAGCTATAACGAGAACAAAGACAATGCAGAATATAGAGCTTGATGTACTCCTCATCATGAATGTCCAGAACTCGCCAACCCACACCAGGTCCCTACGAGTTTTATCTGGTCACAACCCAGGAACAGGGCTCCCACTCACGTAGAAAGCAGGAGGACTCAGTTAAGGCCTTCCCCGCCGTAGCGGATCGTTAGGCTGTTTGGGGATAAACCCACGGCTTTATGTTTGGTATCAAACGAAAATCATATTATAAATGTATCATAGAACACAAATGAAAAACACCTAACATGTATATAAAAATGCAATAAACAGACACATATATATAATAAATATATAGAAAAATAAAACTATAAAAAATAAACGAATGAAGACAAAACAATCAAAACAAATTCCAATGGTAAACCACTGGTGGATTTCGTCTCTCATCAGTTGATGACATAAAGGTCCAAAAAGTTGTCAAAAGACACCCTATCATCAAAAGAGAAAGACCCCAACCCAAGGGGTTGGCTGATTAGGCCGGTTATTGGAACACCCTGGTGATTCGCTAGTTCACCAACATGCCCCTCAGTGCAAGACCCATAAGGGTCATGCTACG